CGGCTGTCGTGTGAAGAAGATAAAACTAATTCAAACCAGCGCGGAGACGCGCACAAACCCTTGTAACATGGCACAAGCCACCATCTCGCGGATTGAACCCGCAAACCCTCCCACGTGGAATGGATCACACGGTACGATGTACGCCTTTGACGTCGACCTCTCCGACGGCACCCAAGGCTCTGTCAACACCAAAAGCCCGGACAAATGGAAAGCCGGGGATGCGGTAGAGTACACCGCCCAACACACGCACCACGGGGTGAAACTCAAACTCGACAAGCCCGGATTCTCCGGAGGCTTTACCCCTCGCGCTGGCGGCAACGACGACGCGACCAAAGGCATCATCGCTTCGTGGGCTGTGGGTATTGGAATGCAGGTAGCCGACACCTCCGCACCCAACTACGACCAACAGGTGATGCAGTACGCACGCCTCGCGTTGGAAGCTCGTAAGTCCCTCAAGCACGAAGTCGAGGTATGATGTGGTTTGACCATACACCCAAGGAGACGGGGTGGTATCTCTGCGCGTGGCCTATGGGCGACGGGTATGTCTACGACGTAGGCAAGTGGGACGGCAAGGAATGGCTTACCTCCATGACAGCGGAGCCGCGCCTGTGGCAGGAGATACAAAGCCCCGACAAGCAGTGGGACTATTTAGACGAACTATATCAAGACGCACAATGAAAAAGAAAATGTGGGATGCCCAAAGCACCAAAGCCCTCGTGACCAATGTCATGAGCGGCACGGTGGACAACGTAGAGCTGGCAAAGATGATGAACGTTTCTACTCATCAGATCTACAACAAAAGGAAAGCGCTCGGACTTACCGAGAACAACAAACCACTCCACGACCCAGTGGATACAACCAGAGCGAGAGCTCCTTGGACTATGGAAGAGGACGAGATTGTCAAGATGATGTGCGACGAAGGCAGGAAAGACAAGGAAATAGCCGAATACATTGGGCGGAGTGTTGTCGCCATTGAAAACCGCCGCAACAAACTCCACCGGGAAGGTTTGATGAGCAGCCTTACCAACGTGAAAAACGATTCTCGCCTCTTCAAAAAACAAGACGAGCCCGTTCAAGCGAAGGAGGTTCAAACCAAGACAGAGGTGTCTTTCTTGTGGGGCATGGTCAAATTCACCAAAGCATGAAAGAGTATATCAAGAAGCACTTTGGAAGTCAAGTAAACTGCGCTCGTGAGCTGGGGGTAACCCCGGCCACGGTGCAGAACTGGGTGAAGAAGAACCCCCGGGGCATCCTCAAGTACGGCCCCGAGATTATTGCCACCAAGGATACGACGTGGCTCCAGCTCGAAGGAGAGGTCATGTACCGAATTCACGAGATAGAAGAGCTCGAACCAATAAAGGAGACGTGAAGCACGCGTCTCTCTTTTCCGGAATCGGAGGCTTTGACCTTGCCGCCGAGTGGATGGGCTGGACAAACGTCTTCAACTGCGAGTGGGAGAAGTTCCCACAGCGCGTACTAAAACACCATTTTCCAAATGCCAAACAATACGGAGACATCAAAGAACTCGACGCGACAGCTTACGCTGGACGAATTGATATACTCACAGGAGGATTCCCCTGCCAACCCTACTCACTTGCAGGAAAGCGAAAGGGAAAAGAGGACGAGCGCCACTTGTGGCCAGAGATGCTGCGCGTTATTCGAGAATGCGCCCCGCGCTACGTCGTGGGCGAAAACGTTCGCGGGCTTGTTGGTTGGAATGGAGGGTTGGTCTTCGAGGAGGTGTGCGCTGACTTGGAAGCTTGTGGGTACTCCGTACAACCGTTTATACTTCCAGCTTGCGGCGTCGGCGCTCCCCACCGAAGAGATCGCGTCTGGTTTGTTGCCTACCGTCAAGACATTGGATCAACAAAAACAAAGGACGCTGAACGAAAATGGGGAAAACGTGAGCCAAACGACAGGCACGAAGTACGGAATACATCTGACACAAATGGCCGAGTCTGGAATGCTCCCGACACCGACGGCCTTCGACTACAACACTCCGAGAAGTCAGGAAGCGTGGGACAAAGCAAAGGAGAAGCACGGGGACGCGCTACAAAATCCGCTCAAGCAGATGGCGGCATTCGGAATGCTTCCGACACCCAAGTGCCAAGAGGAGAGGGGCAACGCTTCGAAGGACCGGGGCAAGTTCAACCTGACGGACGAGGTGGCAAGAATATGGAAGCCGCCTGGGAAAACTTCCCAACTTTCCCCCCTGTTTGTGGAGGAGATGATGGGCTTCCCAAAAAACTGGACGGCATCACCTTTCCAAAGTGGAGAAGAGAATCCATAAAAGCATACGGGAACGCCATCGTACCTCAAGTCGCTTTGCAGATATTTAAGGCCATCAATGAGTACGAAAATGGAACGTGAATTTAAGGGGGTATGGATCCCCGCAGAGATATGGTTGGACAAGCGTCTCACGATTTGCGAAAAGGCTTTCCTCGCCGAGGTGGACTCTTTCACGGGCAACGGCAAGACCTTCCACAAGTCCAACGAGACAATTCAGGAAGAGTACGGAATCGCACCTCGTACCGTTCAAAGGATGGTCAAGAAACTCGTCGAGCTTGGTATGCTCAAGAGCAAGTTCAACGGTCGAACGCGACATTTGAGCACAGGCAGCCTCGCCAAAATGACGGGGCAGAGTCGCCAAAATGACGAGTCTGCATCGCCAAAATGGCGACATACTAATACAATAGAGAACACAATAGACAATACATCAAAAAAGAAGGGGGTGGTGTTGCCTTTTGAAGGGAAGGAATTTGAGGAGGCTTGGGGAACGTGGTTGCAGGAGCGCCGCGATCGTGGCACCAAGCGATACACCCCGCGCGGCGAACAAGCCGCCCTCCATAAATTGCAGAACGATTCACAAGGCGACGAGGCCACAGCCATCCAGATAATCCACCAAAGCATAGCCAACGGGTGGCAGGGTCTCTTCGCTCTCAAACAAACACACAATGCAAAACAAAATCAACGCTCTGGCCCGGCAGACGGAAGCCTCATTGCAGAACATCTCCGCCGCCTCGCGAATGAGTCCGGCCAAAGCATGGGCTGAAGGAACAAATGTGCTGGCCGCCTTCCGGATGAACCCAGCCCACACCGAGGCCACCCTCATCCTGCTCCTCAAAGAGACGCTCAACTACCTCGACTATTCCAAAAGCATCACAGCCGACAGGGACGTCTTGGATGCGGTACACCACCTGCGCGATACCTTCCCGGCCATGAAGCTCGAAGAGTGGGCTATCATCATGCACCGACTCAAAACCGGAGAATACCGCCCGGGATACGAGCGTTTGAAACTTCCCGAGTTAGTCGATATATTTCAGCAGTACGAAGGCGAACGCGCAGCCGTCAGGGAGGGCAACTGGAACGAGCTTAAGAAGCACGCACCCGAACGCCTCAACGACGACCAGCTCGACAGCCTATACGAAAACTACAAGAAACGCCGTGAAGCGGAAACCAAAGAGCTCCAAAAGGGGGCAGACATCAAACGAGTCCCGGTCAAAAACGGGCGGTGGGAACACATCCCGTACCCGAACTCCCAACCGGAGCGCGATCTCGACAGCCTATACGAAAACTACAAGAAGCGCCGTGAAGCGGAAACCAAAGAGCTCCAAAAGGGGGCAGACATCAAACGAGTCCCGGTCAAAAACGGGCGGTGGGAACACATCCCGTACCCGAACTCCCAACCGGAGCGCGATGGTGAAGAAGGTGGACACGGTGTTCAGTCAGTACATACGCCTCCGGGCGAGTGATCACCGAGGCATGGGAGAGTGTTACACCTGCGGGTCTATGCGGCATTGGTCGGAAGTAGACGCTGGGCACTTTATGAGCCGGGCGTGTATGTCCACCCGCTGGGACGAGCAGAACGTCCAGTTCCAGTGCAAGAGGTGCAACGGCTTCCGGTCGGGTGAGCAGTTCCTCTTCTCCCAACACCTCGACAGCCAGTACGGGGAAGGCACCGCCGACGCCTTGTACATCAAATCGAAACAGACGTACAAGCACACACCCCAAGAGCTCGAGAGTATGTACCGCCACTACAAGCGCCTCGTCGATGAGATTAGAAGCACGAAGGGACTTTGACGCGTGGTTCTCTGGGCACTACGACGAGCTCGTCCAGCTCGCCCGTAAGCTGCACCGCGACCCTCACGACCTCGTGCATCACACATACCTCGAATGCGTCCTTCGGATAAGACGCAACGACGAAGTGGTAAGGAACCTTCCGGGGTACTTCCACCGCTCTATGTTCCACGCCTCGGTGGGAGCCTTCCGCCGCCTGTACAGGATAGAAGACGCCACCCCGCAAAACCTCGTCAGCGACTACGACCTGTCCGACGCCATCAAAAAGGAGGAAGCCCTCATCCTCACAAATCACCTCGCATGGTTTGACAGAACGGTTCTTTCTCTATACCTTGACGGATGGAGTATGGCCGAACTCTCGCGGGAGTCAGGTATAAACGTCTCCGTCTTGTACGAAAGCATCTCACAAAGCAAAAAACAACTCCGCCGTGTTATTCGTCAACGCACATCTAAGAGCTGAAAGGCTGGGCACCTGCCAAGCTTGCGAGCACTACGTCGCCGCTACCAAGTCGTGCGGGCCTCTCGTAACGGAAGCCTTCACCGACTCCCCTCTCTGCGGGTGCTTTATGCCCGCCAAAACCAAACTGAAAACCGCCTCTTGTCCCTTGGGCAAGTGGGAAGCCACCGTCACCAGCGACGACGTAGCACAGATCAAGGAGTTTCTCGAACGAGACAACAGATACCGCACTGCGGGAGAGCTCACTATGCTCGCCAACAAATACCTTGGAGCAGGCAAGAAGGCGTCTTCGTGTTCTTCCTGCAACCGCAAACTCTTAAATGAACTTCAAACCCTTGTAAAAAATGCCGATACCTAAACCGACACCCGAGGAGAGCCTCGCGGAATTTATGAGCCGCTGCATGGGCGACCCTCAGGAATTTATGAGCCGCTGTATGGGCGACGCTCAGATGGAGAAAGAATACCCCAACGACCGCCAACGTGTGGCAGTATGCGCAAGACAATGGAAGGAAAAGTAACCCAAAGCTACTGGCTCATGGTGGGGGCGATTGATATGCCCCGCACCTACGGACGCGAAGCAGCCATCAGGAAGTGCCACCGTGCCGCGTACCGATGGGGCTACGAGTAGCACGCAACCGCGCCCGCGACATGGTAGAGTGCCGTCAAATTATAGCGAAGTATCTTCGTGACCAAGGCTGGATGCTTAACGCCGTCGGTAAGTTTCTGGGCGGACGCGATCACTCCACCGCCCTCTACTCCGTAAAGCAAGCCGAGCACCTCCTCGACTACGACAAACCCTTCCGGGCCAAATACTACGAATTCATGAACGCATGACCCTACGCAAAGTCAAGAGGCTACTAAACGAAAGCGACGACTTCCTCGTCTTCACCATGAAGAAAGGAAGCGACGACACGGCCTCCTTTGGGGTCTACTACCAGAGCCTTGAATCTTGGGAGATACTCCTAAACCTCGCCGTATCCGATTACCACATACGAGAAACACTCCGCAATGTCCTTAACACAGCCGACGCGTATCGCGACCAGCAAACTGAAGACGAGTCCGAATAACCCTCGGCTTATCAGGTTCGACAAGATGGAGAAACTCAAAGCCTCCATCACCGAAGACCCGGAGCTCATGGAAGCCCGCCCCCTCATCGTGAACCAAAAGATGGAGGTAATCGCAGGCAACCAACGCTGGAGAGCGTGCGTCCAACTTGGATGGGAGGAGGTACCCTGCGTGGTAGTCGATTGGGACGAGAAGAAACAAAAGCGGGTCATGATCAAGGACAACATCTCCGCCGGGGAATGGGACTGGGATATACTCGCCAACGAGTCAGAACCCGAAGAGCTCCAAGAGTGGGGCCTCGATATCCCCTTTGAATCAGAACCCACCGAACAATCAAAAGAACCCAAGCAATGCAAGCACTGCGAGAAGATGATTCCGTGACAAAGGAGGACAAGTTAGAGCCAAAAAAGGCTGCGATGGTTGAAGCCCTTACCAAAGCCTTGGGAGTGGTCAAGATGGCGTGCGAGTCCTGCGGCATCTCACGGAACACACACTACCGTTGGCTCAAAGAAGACCCGGCATACAAGGCAGCGTGCGACAACCTGCCCGAGGTCGTGTTGGACTTTGCAGAACACCACCTCCACAAGCTCATCTCCCAAGGCAACCCAGCCGCGACTATCTTCCTTCTGAAGACCAAAGGCAAGGGGAGAGGGTACGTCGAAAGACAAGAGATTGAGGTGGCCGAGAAGAAGCCCCTCTCGTGGTTCGTGTCTGACGACTCTACTGTATCGTGAACGAGCAGACCCAAAAGAAGAAGGGCTACAAGCAAAGACGCAAGTTTAAGGCCCTGCTCAACAATCGCGGGATTGAGTGGAGCGAACCATCTCCCGGTCACTTTCGGATAGGGGACATTGTGTACTTCTACCGTGCCAAGAAGTACCAAAAGAAAGGCAAATGGTACGCCTTCACTTCACATGAGGAATTTTTGCAGAGCTTGTGAGGCAGCCCGCCACATACTACCACGTCAAGAACTGCCCCGCCAAAGTACAAGTACACCAAGGCGGAACGCGGAGCGGCAAGACATACTCTATCCTGACGGCTCTCATCGAACTCTGCCACCGCAACGAAAACTCCGGAGCGGTTATCACCATCGCCCGAAAGACCTTTCCCGCCATACGCGCCTCGGTGATGCGGGACTTCTTCGAGATACTCGAACGGGAGGACATCTACAACGTAGAGCTCCACAACAAGAGCGAAGCCACGTACATCCTCTTCGGGAATCTCGTGGAGTTTATCTCCGTCGACCAACCCCAAAAGGTAAGGGGACGCAAGCGCGACATCCTCTTCGTAAATGAGGCCAACGAGCTCACCCTCGAAGACTGGCGGCAACTCATGCTTCGAACCACCGGGAAAGCAATAATCGACTACAACCCCTCGGACGAGTTCCACTGGATATACGACCACGTACTCACCCGCGACGACCACGAGTTCTTTCAGACCACGTACAAGGACAACCCCTTCCTTCCCAAAAGCACCGTCGCAGAAATTGAGCGTCTCCAAGAAGCCGACCCCGACTACTGGAGGGTGTACGGCCTCGGAGAGCGTGGGGTGTCGCGTGCGACTATCCTCACCCATTGGAAGCAGGTAGTTCAAGTCCCGGACGGGTGGAAGCTCCTGTCGATTGGTCTTGACTTCGGATATACCAACGACCCCACCGCCATCGTCAAGGTGTACACCGACGGCCACGGATTCTGTTTGGACGAGGTATGCTACGCCACGGGACTTACCAACGCGGCCATCGCTCAAACGCTACGCGACGCAGAGGTGGGCAAGGCTATGATCGTGGCCGACTCCGCAGAGCCCAAGAGCATCGACGAGATACACGGCCACGGCTTCAACATTCACCCGGCAAGGAAAGGCCCGGACTCCGTGCGTTCAGGAATCGACTTCCTACGCTCACGTCCGCTCTTTATCACAGAGCGGAGTATCAACGGCATCAAAGAACTCCGGAATTACAAGTACAAGGAGGACAAGAACGGACGCCAACTGAACGAACCCGTGGACGCCTTCAATCACTTCGTCGATGCCTCACGGTACGCCGTGACGTGGAATCAGACCAACCCCAACTTCGGGCGCTACGCCCTCGGATAACTTGAGGAATCTAACCCTTTCAACTCATTCTAACATGGAGCTCCGACTGCCGGCCAACTATTCAGACCTCACCCTGCGACACCTTCAGGTGCTCGAAACTACCGACGACCCCATCAAGCGGGTGCAGGTAGTGACGGGACTGTCTTTTGCTGAACTCCGCAAATTGCCTCAAGCCCTCATCGTAGAAGCCTCGGCACACATCGACTCCCTTTTCGCCCGTGAGGTGTCCAAGCACGAACCTATCTTGGAGCTGCACGGCATCGAGTACGGGTTCATCCCCGACTGGGAGAACTTCAGCGCGGGGGAGTGGATTGATATGGAGACCTACACCAAGGACTTCTGGACGACGGCACACAAAGCCATGAGCATCCTGTACCGACCCATCACCCAGCGTTGGGGTGATAAGTACACTATTGCGGAGTACACGGCACAGGAGAAGAGCGAACACTTCCTCGATATGCCCGCCCCTGCGGTAGCGGGTGCGCTGCTTTTTTTTTGGACTACCGAGCGCGAACTACGGAACACTTTGGAGTCCTCTTTGACTCGGACGGCGCTGGAGGCGATGCGTTCTATTCGAAGTGGGAATGGTACCCCGCCCTCTACTCATTGGCTGGGGAGGACGTTCTCAAAATCGATGCAGTCACTCGCCTCACGGTGGGCCACGTCTTCACGCACCTCGCCTTCCTAAAAGACCTTGAATACAAACGCAAGCAAGAGCAAGCCCAGCGCCGATGATCACCTTTAATAACATCGTCTCCAAGTTTCAGGAGTTCTGCGACAACCACTACTTCATCAAGACGTTTTCGTACGGCTCCCCGTCGGATGTGGACTTGGAGAAGTTCGAGCAGTACCCCCTCCTCCATCTCGTGTACACCGGGGGCGACTACAACAGCCCCAAAGCCAAGACGTACAACCTTGAGGTGTATATCCTCTCCGTGCCTCCTTCGGATGCGGACAAGGTAGGCTACCAAAAGGAGAACATCTCGGACGCAGAGCAGGTAGCCGAAGACATCCTCGCAGACATCCAGAACGGAGGCAATATCTTCCAGTTTGGGTTTCACTACGACCTGGTCAATGCGAGCGTGACGCCATTGGAGGAGACGCAAAGCAACGCCCTTGCCGGGTGCTTGCTCGACATCGCTATCTCCGTACCTTACACCTACGATGCGTGCAACGCCCCTATTTCAGGTGTCGAGCCTGAGGGCACTCCTGCGACGGCATACAAAGCTCGTGGCTTGCTCCGCGTCAAAGAGCTTGACGGAAGCCCTGACGTACTTTCGGTGGCTACCATCAACGTCCCCAACGGCTCTCTGACAGACGACGGAGACGGAACTATCACGCTCACCTTTGGGGCGGGTGGTGCGGTTGACAGCGTAACAGGTGGCACCGGACTGACGGCAACCCCTACGACAGGCGACGTGGTCGTAAACCTCGACGACACCGCAGTGACGCCCGGCAGCTATACCAACGCCGCCATCACAGTGGACGCTCAAGGTCGCATCACAGCGGCATCAAGCGGAACGGGTGGCGAGACAGCCGAGAAGGTGCACTTCCCCGTAAGAAATGACGAAGGCGCTACCATCCCCGCAGGGACACCGTTGTATTCGCGTGGTGAGATTGGAGGCAGCGAACGCATCTTGGTTGGCATTGCCGACGCAAGCGATCCGGATAAGATGCCGGCTATAGGCATTGCAGAAACCGAGCTCACAACAACCGCAAGCGGCAAGGACGGCTTCTGCATCATGACGGGAACCTACAACACCAACCTCTCGGGCTTTACCGGGCTGCAAGAGAACGACGTTCTGTACGTTGATGCAGGGGGCGGCTTGACCCAAGACAAACCCACGGGCACGAACCTGATTCAAAACGTGGGCATCGTGCTCAAGACCAACGGCACCATCTGTCAAGGTCTCAAGGTGTCGTGCATCGGCCGGACTAACGACGTGCCCAACATCCCCGACGGCTACACGTGGATAGGTAACGCCTCCGGGGTGGCTACACCCACGGCGCTGGCTGCGGTAGCGACAACAGGCACGGCTATCTCGCTCACCGACATCGACTCGGTAGGCAGCGGCGAAATCATCACCAACGCGGAGCGCACCAAGCTCACAGGCATCGAAGCCGGAGCGGAAGTGAACCCCGACGCGTCCGAGATCAAGACCCTCTACGAAAGCAACGCGGACACCAACGCCTTCACGGACGCTGAACAGACGAAGCTCGGGGGCATCGCCGCTGGAGCTGAGGTCAACGTGAACGCGGATTGGAACGCCACATCAGGCGACGCTGAAATCCTCAACAAGCCAACCATCCCAGCGGCACAAGTCAACTCCGACTGGGACTCCACCTCGGGCGTGAGCGAGATTCTAAACAAGCCCACCCTCGTCGAAAACATCGGAGACCTCGGAGACGTGACGGAGACGGCTCTCACAGCCGGGCAACTCCTGTACTACGACGGAGCGGGATGGATAAACAAAACAGTCGTGGGAGGGAGTGCGGTGGCCTCTGTTATTTGGACGGGCCAAACTACGACCGCAGCCATTGGAACGTGGCCGAGCTCGTACAATTCAGTGAAGTATAAACCCGGTGCTACTGTCACCCCTGCGGGTTCGTTCTCCATCTTGTACAACTCAACCCTCAATTCGCTTCAGGTTTCCGGGTTGAGCACGGGGACGGTTATCGCGTTCACGGCAAAGTTCGGAGTGACCCCTGCCGTGGTAAACGACTTGATTGACGTCCGTTTGAGGGCGTTCTTCTCGAACTCACCCGTCTTCGCCGACACCACAACATCGCCAAACCAGCTTTCTCAAGGGCTACCTGTTGAGGTCGAAACCGAGGTGTTGGTGAGCAGCACGATTACTGTAGGCTCACACCCGACAGTAGACATCTTCCTCGAGACAGCCAGCTTCTACTCCGCAGGTACGGCTCGTTGCATTGACTTTGAAATCACTTTCACATGATACAAATTGACTCCAACCCGACAAACGCGGTGAAAGTAGGCAACGACTACTACCCTCTCAACGGGTACTTAAAAGCTACGGCCTACTTCACGACGGGAGTTGTCATCAGCGTGCGAACGTCTCTTCGTACAATCGCCAAAGGCATCCCCTTCGCGGATTTTGTGGACGCTACTACGGGCAACCCCTTGGGGGTAACACAGGCCGATACCATCGCGGCCCTCAATGTAATTTTCGAAACCAAGGGCCAATCGGGAATTATTCTGGAGAACCTCGACGACGTGAACCTCACAAGCCTCGTCTCAAACCAAGTCCTCGTATACAACGCAAGCCTCGGCGAATGGGTCAACGTCGACATCCCCGCCAACACAGCCGTCGAGAACAACGCGGGTACGCCACAGCTCGCCTCAGGCATCACCCAAGCGGAGATGCAGTCCGTCTTGAACGTGGACCCGGCAGGAACGGACAACTCGACGGACGTGTCCATCAATGCGAACGCGGGCGACGTCTTGATTATGAATGCAGGGCAAGACCTCGGAAGTCAGGATGCAGGAGCCGACAAGCTCGTCTTTTGGGACGACTCCGACAACAAGCTGACCTACGCCACGATTGGAACAAACCTCACGATGACGGGCACGACGTTGAACGCGGCAGGTGGAGGAGGTAGCGGTGGCGTTACGTCTCTCAACAGCCTCATCGGCGGGCTGACCTTGGCCGCTGGTTCTAACGTGACCATTACGGACAACGGAGCCGACACCATTACCATCGCTTCATCAGGAGGTGGAGGAGGTGGTGGTAGTGCGGGCGGTAATTTTATGATTACAGGCTTCACTACAAGCTCAACGCAACAATGGTACGGGCTCTATCTGCCTTATGCGAATAACGTTCGCACGTCAGGCAACTGGCAGCACTACCAGATCTATCATATGCCAGCGGATGGAAGTTTCAACAATTTCAGTATGCACGTGCAGGGAAATTGTCAGATAGAATTCGGCATCAACGTCAACCCGCAAACCCCTCCCAACAACCAAGCGGACGGAACGCAGTACAACTACAAACAACTTTCGCCGACGGGCTCAAATCACACCTCAAACTACAGCCCTACTACTTGGACGTTTTCTGCGGGCGACGAGATAGGGTTCGGTTTCAGAAACGTGAGTGGAGGAGTGCCCTTTTACATTACGTTCAACGTCTGTTTCACATTCAACTAATGCACACAAAATTCACTCCCGAACAACTCGAAGGCGAGTATTTTACCGCCTACGACTTTGCAGTAGCCATCAACGAGCTGTGCGAGGCAATCGAAGCTCTCGAAGCACAAATCGCAAACCCTAATCCTTCCAAATAATGGACTTTATCCTCGAAAACTGGGCTGAAATCGCCCTCGCTGTAATCGCTGCCGCTGGCACGATCACGGCACTCACCGAAACGACCAAAGACGACAACTTCGTCGACTTGGTAAAGCGCATCTTGCAAGCCATCATCCTCGGTAAAAGCAAATGAACCTGACGGACTTTGAGAAGGTACTCGGCAGGTTTGCCGAAGACGTCAACAACGCAGCCAAGCGTGAGCTCGGCTCGCGTAAGATTGGCAAGAACCGCTCCTACGGGGTGGCTTCGCGTAGCCTTCAAAAGTCCCTCACCTATTCGCTCAAGGGGGGGAGGGTCTCTTTTGGCTCTCCCCTGCCTTATGCGGCGTTCATCCACTGGGGCGTCAACGGCACACGTAAGAACCGCAACGCGCCCTATTCCTTCCGTTCCAAGCAACCCCCAATGGAGCCCATTTTGCAATGGATGAAGGCCAAGCCCGTACGTCTGCGCGATGCCTCCGGAAAGTTTGTCAAGCAGACGGAGAGCCGCCTGCGTAGCGCCGCCTTCCTCATCGCTCGAAGCATCAAGAGAAAAGGCATCGAAGGGCTGCGGTACTACACCGTCGCCCTCGAATCCATCGTGCCACAATACCGAGAAGAACTCGGCCAAGCCCTCACCGAGAAGAACTCGGCCAAGCCCTCGCTCAAGACCTGCTCCGCTCGTTGGAGTTTAAGTCAGGAAACATCACTATCAAGCCCAAGTAATGGCCTTTCAATT